GAGGGCTTTTTATTGTATTTGTATATAGAAAACCCTCGGCTATGCAAGGGGATATTTATTTTATTTTTTTACAGATAATAATGCCTATGACTTTCATGAAGTTTTTCTTTTACTTCTCGGTTTTCGGCTTTCTTCAGTTCCTGATTCATTTCCTTGTTCTGAGTGCTCACTATTTTCACCAGATCTATCTCCGGTTGGTTCGCTCTCGACAGCGTCTGATTCAATGTCATTATTTCTGTTGTCATTTTCTTGATTCTCGGTTTTTGGTGTTTCGTCAGCAGTTCTTTTTAGAAAACTTTCAAAATCTGATACGAAAGGTGTGCCACCAATTATATTTGGGTCTTTTATGATCCATTGGCTAATCATATTATAAACATTGGCTGACAATCCATCAGGACAGTTTACATTATTGAAAAGATCTTTGGCCTCACTTCTATCTATTACAAATCCATGTGATGGATAGTTAACTATTAATTTAGTTAGTGATCCTTCTTTTAGGTTATTAGATTTTTTTGTTAATCGCTCACCGTAAGATAATGCAATTCCCATAGCTCTTTGATGTTCACCAATTTTATGTGGATCAATTTGGCTAGCTATTGGCTGGTATAAATTACTAACTAATTCTGATGCTATGTCTGCTGATAGTCTAGTGCTAATTCCTCTGCCATATTTTATATCAGTGAGATATTGCCTAAAGGCCGATAAAGTGCGTGATTCTAATTGATCTACAGCTTTAAAGATATCAAGAGTTGAGCTAGACTCTCCCATTTCATCAGCTTTTCTTAGCTGTATATCAAGAGGTCCTAATTCACCTCGGTCACCAATAATTAGGTTATCAGCAGAAATAACAGCTAATGTTCCTGCGCTCTTACATAAGCTTGGCACAAGAACTGATACATTTCCAGTATAATAATGTTGCAGAGCTCTACCAATTCTATATCCTGCATCAGGATCGCCGCCATAAGTAGAAATACATAAAATTACATGTTCACGCTTTTTATTGGCAGTTATTCTATTTTCAATTTCTGTTGATAATTTGTTGTATCCAGCCCTTGTTATGTCCCCTATGTACACATAAACATCAGTATCATCAATAGTATCATGGACACCAGTATCTTTTTCCATATTATATTCCTTTGTGTATAAACCAGATCCCATTTGGCGTGTAGAAAAATAAATATAACTAATACCTTATTGTATTAAAACGTGTCGTCAGGCCATTAAAACAGTGCTCGGCCTGTTTTTTCGCAAGCGTCTATATATTTAATTGGTTTAACGATAGCTGACACATAGTGCATGGTGTCAACTTGATCTGGTGATAGAGTAATGGGCTTGTGTGAGTTGTTTATACTGGAGAACTGATAGTCCCCATCACGAGTTTTGCTGAAAATCTTAATCATATTGTGACCTTCAACCGTGCGCACAAAAACCTCATCGCCTGATCTGACTGTTGTATTTGGCTCAACCACAACAAACTCACCAGATTGAATGCGAGGCCACATACTGTCCCCCTTAACTTTCAATCCGTATGCGTCCTTATCATCGCTATATATCTTCAACCAGCCGTTGTGCTCCTCGATCATATCAACGGCACCATCAACACCTAAGAATGCCTCACCACGCACTTGAACCATTCCTGATGGTACTGCGCCGATATATTCGATTTCATCAGGCTGAGTTGTATTTTCTGAAAATAAATCAGCTACTGACACTCCGAGAGCTTCAGCTATTTTAACTAATGTATTTTCTGAGTAGCCTTGAATATTTCTTTCAAGGCGAGAGATATTACCCACATCGCTATTAATTGCGGTGGCCAACTGAAGGATAGTTAATCCCTTCTTTTTTCTTAAATCTCGAATTCTTGTTCCTATTTTCATACATTAATTCAACTTTATTTATGCGCACAACACAAAGCGTGTTGCGCATATTTTATTATGTGTTAATATGCGTGTAGCGCATCAATAAGGAGTGTGATATGCAAACACCATTAAGGAAAGTTCGGCTTGAGCAGAAGCTGACAATATCCGAAGTAGCTAGCGCTATAAATTTTGATGTTGGAAATCTTTCTAGGTTAGAAAGAGGGATTCAGACAGCATCTTTGGATATAGCAGAAAAACTAGCAAATTTTTATCGCGGAAAAATAACTGAATTAGAAATTCTTTATCCGCAACGTTATCAGTAAGCATCATTCGTTCTTTAACATCACTAACTCGCTCTAGGCACTCTTGGGGCAAGCAATCCGCTCATATGGAATGAGCCACGGATCATTACTGCTGTTCTCTAACGAGAAGTAATCTAAGAAGGAATTTAACAAATGGAATTATCAAACGAACGCAAATTTCGAGAAATCGAATCAAAAATCATGAAAGGGATACTTGTTACTGGCGCTAGAGAAGTAGCAAAAAGGACGGGTATTCACGAATCACAAATATCTCGCTGGCAATCTCAACAATCCAAAACGCAATTAAGCTTCATACAACGTTGTGCAAGGCTTTTAGTTGCTATTGGGTATGAGACACCAGATGACACAGTGATATTGCAAGGTGATGAGGCTAGAGCATTAATTCAGATGCTTGAACATGTCAAAGCACCAAAAAGAAAAACCTCAACCACTGCGAATGGTGAGGCTTCTCAACAAATGGACTTAACCATTTAGACTAACAAATACACTGTATCAATAACCAGTATTAAAGGGAAGCTGATTTTGAGCTCTCCTTTTGCTGATACAGCTAATTAATGGAGTAATTATATATGAATTCTGTTTACTTAACAAACAGATATGGAGGTCATCATGAATACAGCGGAGATATATAAATTCCCTGTTGAACCGGAGAAACCACGCATGGCAGAACTGGAAGATGGCTATACAAAACTCGCTAATGAGTTGCTGGAGTCTCTTTCATGTTGTGATCTCACAGTAAGGCAACTTAGGGTTATGCTGGCTTTAATCAGAAAGACATACGGATTTGCTAAGAAAAATGACCGAATTGCAGATTCTCAATTAGCTGAGATAACAGGACTGTCGAGACAAAATGTTAATAGGGCTAAAAAAGAATTAATTTCAATGAATTACATTATAAAGGATGGTAATAAAATTGGAGTTAATAAAGAGATTTCAGCATGGAAAAATCAATCTAGAGACACTGTCTCTAACTTGAAGACTAAAAAAGTCTCTAACTTAGAGACAAGTGGCGTCTCTAGCTTGGAGACACACAAAAGAAATACTTTAAAGAAAAAAGAAATAACTAATATATCGTCCGAGAATTCTAACGAATCCTCTGACAGACCATCTGAAAAAGTTTTAGCCGTTAAGCCTGATGCGGTTGTTAGCTCACCCAAAGGTAACAAGTGGGGAAATGCTGATGACCTGAAAGCTGCTCAATGGATTTACTCGCAAGTCCTGATAGTTAGCCCATCGACTAAAGAGCCTAACTGGTCAACATGGGCTAACGATATTCGCCTGATGAGACAGCTAGACGGACATGCACACCAAGATATTTGCAGAATGTTTAAATGGGCTAATCGTGACTCGTTCTGGTGTAGCAATGTGTTGTCACCTGCAAAGCTACGTGAGAAGTGGGAGACGTTGACCATACAGAGCCAACAACCCAATCGAGGTAAGCGACAGGTTGATCCTGAACCAGCACAGAGCTGGAATACTCGTGAAGCATGGGAGAATGATTTTATATGAAGACTAATCTGGCTACTGCAATCGCTAATCGTGATGCAGGCGCATTGGCTAGAATGGCTCAGAGTAGCACCCCGCAAAAAGTTGTAAATAATCATGCTGAGCAACTAGTCGATGTATTATTCCGAAATCTGAAACAAATATTTCCAGCCTCAGTAAACACCATTTTCAAAAACGAGTCAGAGGAACTTACTGCAAAACGACAATGGATCGCCGCCTTTGCAGAAAATGGAATTACTACCAGAGAGCAACTTCAAAACGGTATGCGACATGCAAGAGCAAGTGATAACCCTTTCTGGCCTGCTGTTGGTCAATTTATCAAGTGGTGCAAGGAAGAGGATTATGTGGCTCTTGGTTTGCCTGACGAGGATCAGCTTTACGAACTCTATCGAGAATACTGCAAAATGCGCGGCTGGCGTGAAATGAAATGGCCTTCAAACGCTTGCTACTGGATGGTTACCAAAATTTACTCTGATATGCGAAGTAAAAGCCTAACGGATAATGAGGTTAAAAAGCTTTGCGCCAAAGAGTTAAGAACCATGACTGTAAGAATCAAATCAGGTGAAACCATTCCAGCGCCAGTGCTTCAAGTCGAACACAAGATCACACCAACAAGCCGCAATAAATCACTATCAATAATCGCCAATTTGAAGCAAAAGCACGGCTTCAGATAGCTAAAAGGAATTTAAAAATGATCAAACACAGATTTGGTAAACCTTATGTTAGACGTTTACGTCCTGATGATATCCCTGAATCAGAACAAGCTAAGTGGGCTATTAGCTATATAAATCACCCACAGCATCACTTATCAACGACTAAAGCGTATGCGGTTTGCATGCATGGATTTAAAGGTGTTTTTCAGGTGTGTCTATGCAAGAGATCACTAATGAAGTTAGTAAAAATGACATTGAATGATGCTTAACACGCAAGAGGATTTTTAGATGAACTTATTAAAAAGCACCGTCACCAAAGTTTTATGTGATCCGGTTCGTCACACTTACAAATCAGATGATGGAACAGAAAATGAATATTACCTAACGCCAGTTGAGTGTGATTGCTGGGGTGATATTTCAAACACAAAAGTAATGACTAATACCTTAGAGCAAGCCAAGGCAATTAAAGTCGGCTACGAGTGGGAATCGTGAGGATTTTTAGATGAAAGGAACAGAATTTAAAAAGTTGATGTGGCTCTACGCTGATGAAGCAATGATACGCAAGCGTAAATATGTGAGAGGCGGGAAAAAGACAGCGGACCGCAATCGAAAAATGCACAAACCATATCGTTGTGAAAAGGTTATGAATCGCCTTTTAAGAATTGATTCTGATGCGTTTGTTAAAAGACTAAACCGAAAGGAGGCATCTAATGCAGGGAACTAATTGGGTTAAGGTGAGTGAGAGATTGCCATCTGAAGGTGAGCCAGTAATTGTTGTCTATAGCGAACATATCCAGAACATAACATATGAGCTAATTTCATGCGGTGTTGACTGCGAAGAACTTAGATGGATACCACACAATAACAGCGACTATGATTCGGCTCCACTGGAAACATTCGACTACTGGATGTACATCAAAGACCTGTCACTCCCACCAATGCCAGAGGGTGAATGATGAGTAGAAAAAGATTTAAAAGCTGTCCAATGTGCGGCGGCGACAATGTTAAGCTATTTTACCCCTGCCCTTTATCCGGCGGGCATTATATGAAGTGTTTGCAGTGCTATCTAAAGATAGAGCGAGCATCTGCACATGAAACCATAGCAGCATGGAACAGGAGAGCTAACAGTGAGTGACCCAATAACATTGATGTACAAGATCAGCATGAACCTTTTTTGCGGGTTAGGCTTTGCAATGGCATTTATCATGCTGAAGGTATTTGACGGGGATAATAACTGGTTCGTTATCATGATGAAGGTTATATCAGCAACAGCGATAATCCTCTGGTTAATATCTATGGCTTATATTTGTTTTTTCTTATTCAACAACGTATTTCTGGAAAAATGAATAGGAGGCTAACTTGGAGGCAGATTTTCTCTTCCACGAATCAACCAAAAATACCGCATGGCAACACCTCAAAGAAGTTCTAGCAACAAACCAACCACACCGAATCATTATCAAGCCTTGGAAAAACAAGCGTTCATTATCTCAGAATGCAACTTTTCATTTGTGGTGCGCAGAGATAAGCAAATACCTATGTAAGAACAACGCCAATTACACACCAGAAACCGTTAAGGAAATGCTTAAGCATACATTCCTAGGCTATGAGGTGGTCGATATGGTTGACGTTACTACACAGCTTACAGAGCGCGTAAGAACACTTCGAAAAACATCAAAGTTAGATACAGGTGAAATGTTCCATTTCATGGAGCAGGTTGAACGCTGGGCGGTAGGTATAAATTGTTTCGTGACGATACCTGATAACTCTCAATATATGGAATTAAAAAGGAAACAAGAAGAATGAATTTAGCTAAAACAGAAAGAGATTATCCGAGCGGTGGATATTGGCACAAAGAGTGTAAGTGGTGCGGATTTAGCTACATCGGACCTAAACATGAAAATGCCTGCAAGAAATGCGATGACACTCTTCAACACATGGGAGGATTTGGTTCTTTATTTAATCAAGGTGTAGAAAATAAAGTAAAAGACAACGTAAACAACCCATCACACTACGCATCTGGTGATATTGAGTGCATAGATGCCATAAAAGCCAGCATGACCAAGGAAGCGTTTCTTGGCTACCTCAAGGGCAATATTCAAAAGTATGTCTGGCGATACGAAAAGAAAATTAACCCAGTCGAAGATTTGAAAAAGGCTCGTTGGTATATGGAACGGATGGTTAGTGAGATGGAGACTGGAAGTAATGGCTAGAGATAACTTTCCGATAGAAAACGCAATTACAATTATTAAATCAGTAAGGCATTTAGAGTCATTTGACACCAAAACAGCGTTTGCAGTGACAGGTTTAACGATCAACCAATGTCGAGAAACAATCATGCATCTCAAAAAGATAGGAGCAATAAGAAAGTCTGATAAAAGTGCGTGGAAGTTTGTCGTTTGTGATAACGCGATACAGCTAATCAAATCATATGCTGACGATAGAGAAGAGGTAAAAGCAGTTAGACAAAAGGCGAGAGAGTTTAAATCTCGACCTATGAAATTTGTCGATAAAGCCAATGTTGCAGGCATGGGTAATCCGATGTTGATGAAAATAGACTCGTTACTCAAAGAGGTTCGCAATGAACTGCATGTCATGCAATAGACGGCTAACAGATGAAGAAATTTACGTGTGTAGCAAGTGTGCTGATGAATACGCTCATTTGGAAGTGATGGATAAAATCAAAGGAGAGGGAGATGCAGAAGCTAAGGCGACGGCGCTGTAAAATATGCCGAGAATGGTTTCACCCTAAATACAGTAA